GGGTGGAGTTCCAAAAGTCAAGATCGCTCGGCTCTCCCAGCGACTCGAAGATTTCCTTCACAATGTTAAGTATCGTCATCCTTGCTCCTCCGCACAGCCGTTCTTATGGCAGTACCACCGCCCTCTTACCTTTGACATCTGGCTCGTCGGAAACTCCTCAAGGCAAGTATAACAGGTTGCCCACCTTCCCTTCCCAAGCCCAAATCTCGTACCCCTCGCTGACCTTTCCATTTTATACTCAGTAAATCCTGTAGGGGGTGGACACCCTTCTGGTACAAACACTAGCTCCTCATCCCCCTTCCATAACGGAAGAGCCACGCTATGCACCCTCACATCTGCGAACCCCAGTGTGCTTGCTACCGCTACCGTATCCCCAGGAGCTCCACCCACAAGAAACACCGTCTGTCGGGGGTCGGCTCGGGGGTCCTTCACTGTTGGGTCTGCCCAGCCGTAAAGGATGAGCCCATCCTGACAGAGACGAGTAACTTGAGTAGGGGTACTGGACTTTACGTGTGTCGTTGCCATCGAGAGCTCCTTATGAAAAAGGGTCAAGTGAAAGTGGCGTACTGCCACCGCCACCTGACCCTCTAGGACCGTGTGAACGGAAGTTTATGCGCCAGGGCTCCCGTACATTGCCTTGTAGTCGAAGATTGCAACAGAGAACCGAAGCACGAGTTTGTAAAGCTCGTTATCGGTGTCAAAGTCAGTAGTGCTCGACATGGTCGGTTTCTTCTTCCAGTAGAATCGGGCATCGTGCTCTTTCGAGATAAGGAACCAGGCATCGTCATCCGTGAGGTACTTCGATGCAAAGATAGTCCACGAATCCACAATTCCATTCGACGGGTTAACCGTATTGAGGAGCGGGCCGTTTCCAGGAGCATGTTTGGTACCGCTTACATCGACAAGACCCTTTGTCCTATCGGAGTAGTCCCAGATACGCCCTGTTGCTTTTAGAAGCTCGTTGGCTACCCACTTCAGCTTGTATGGAATGAGGAGGATGTCTGGAGTAATGGAAAGCTTGATACCCGCCTCGTCCACAAGCCCATCGAAATACTCAAACGCAGCCTCAAGAGAAGTCTGCGTAAGGTCGGCGGCACCACGGTTGTTAATCGTCTCACCCGACTTGAGGGTAACGTGGTTGTTTGCAAAGACTGTTTTACCGTCCCATCCGAGGGTTGAAGAAAAGCCGTTGTTAAAGAGGTTCCAGAAGTTCTGCTCTACGCAGACTATTGCGGAACGTGACAAGCTCGAAGACATTTTGTCTGACATCGAAAAGAGCTCATCAGCGGACATCTCTTCAGTGCGCTGGAAGCCAAGGCCAAACTTGACCGTGGTAATAGACTTTTTGTGTCCTTCCACCGGTACGTCATAGGTGATTGCCTCACCTTCTGACATTGCCCTAAGACCCCCGAGCGGACTGATTTCGGCTTCAGTATATGTTCTGCCCGCAGGGAAGTTTGCGATTTTAGCAATCTTGTCAAACTCCTTTGGGTGATCGGCATACTTGCCATAAACCATTTTCGCAATTTCTTTATCAAACTGATAAGGATATGCCGCTCTATTCATCGGTGCAGTTGCCATATGCTACCCCCCTCCTTAGCCGCCGATGATGGTGGCATGATTGAACACGACAAGATACTTCCTTGCAGAAGCAGGTCCTTCGTGCCCAATAATAACGACACGGTTACCATTATTTGAAATGGTACCTCCCGTGGTAACTGCAAGCGTAGTAGCTGCAAGGTAAGTTGTCAGAGCACCAATCTTCGTGTTATCGCAATCTGCCGCCGCATCCGCTATCCAAACCTGACCGGATCTGTGGGGTATTATCGCCACGTGCTCACCATTGGCAGCTGCGTGTGCCGCAACCCCATAGCTATAATCCGTGCCAGCCTGCCCGCCGGTAATGACGGATACCTTCCCTTGAGCTGTTGCAGACGCCGCTGCTACAAGTTTCACTACGTCACCTGCAGCAATTGCGCCAGACGCCAGCCAGTCCTCCATCGGGGTGGTACTCGTTGGTCCGGGCTTGTACAATTCAAATGCCATACTGACCTCCGTTGGCGGACCATACCGCCATTATTTTACTCCGACCCGCCACCCTCAAGAGTGTGCCATGGCCGTTTATCGTTCTCGGATGCCACAAATCCTTGGGCACCGCTACGATTCAACTCAGACAGACCCGAAGTCTGCCACGCTCCTGCCTTCTCATTATTCTGCTCAACCTTCTTATTCTGGCGCTTGTCGTACAGTTCTTTCGGTATGCCCATAGCAACCAGCTCCGTCTGGCCCAGCTTGCCAATCTCGTGATGACCTCCCTTTGAACCTAAGAACGTCTTCACCTCATCTGGGCTAAGAATCTTATAGCCCATACTCGCATACTTCTCGACGTTATACGGTGCTACCCATCTCGTTACCATATCTGGCGGTCCCTTCATCTGGAGTTTATCCATTGCGGAACCCTGCATATTGGGATCCACTTGGAACTTTTCCACGATTTCTGCGTGTTCATTTCCTCTCCACGCATCGTGGAACTCCTTTGCCGACTCAAATCGGAACCTATTCTCCCTCGAAAGCGCCGCAACCGTCTCGTCCGACAAATCCATAAAGGCTTCCTTCTGCTCGAAGACAAGGATTGCGCCTTGCTTATCTAATCGTAAGACGGCCTCTTCAGTCATGCCAATCCCAACCATGTACTTTTTTCTCATTTCCCTATTTTTTGGCTCATTTTCAGAAACGAAGCCCTCTGCTGGCTTCACCTCCTCGGCTCCAGCCTCTTTAGTAAATAAGTCCTTCGCAAAACCCTTTGTTGCGGTATTTTGTCCCTTTGGCATCATCTACCTCCCTTTAATTCACCCTTTTCCTTCAAATGCTGATACAAAAATTCCGCTGAAAGCCCTATTTTAGCGGCCTCCACCTGCACCCACTTCGGTATAACCTCTGTACGAGGACCCCCGAGCCCCCCTCCTTGCGACCTTTGCTGGCCAGCAGGGCTATACACGGCAGGTTTTGCCTGTTTTGCCGCTTTTGCGGGGTCAATTCCGAGCTCTTGGAGCCGTTTATTGACTGCTTCCTCAATCGCACTCTGTGTAAGCTCGTCAGAATGCCTCGCTTTTACCCGTTGGATGGCGGTTTGGTACACTCTTGGCTCCTGAATCCGCTCTTGTGGGGGGATTCGGGTGACTTCCTGCTCCACTTCATCACGATATTTGTCGTAAATTGGCTTCTGATTCGGGTCCATTAGGGCTAAATCCCTCGAAAGTGCTGCCTGAGTAGAGAACATGATGTCAAGAACAGGTCTCAACTGCTCCCGAGACTGCTCCTCATACGCTTTTGCAGGGTTTTCCATCCACATATTGTTGAGCCGCTGGATCCGCTGCTCTGCCGTCTCTTGTGGTTGAGGGACCTGCTGCTGTGGATAGACAGTTCCAACCCTCTGAACTACCTGTTCAAGCTGCTTTCCGAACTGTTTAACTGGATTTACACCCTCTTCCGCAGCCTTAATTCGCTCATTCATCTCAAATAGCTGCCGCTCAAGGTCATCCTTCGTGGCAGGGGGCTTCCGCTCGGGGGTCTTCTCAAGCTCCTCTGCCTCAGGAGTACCCTCAAGAACGTAGCGAACCTCCTCCTCTTCCTCGGGAGCCGCCTCTTCAGCGGGGTTTAGAATCCCTACCGAGTCGAGAATTGTTCCATCTCTGTCATCATTTGTAGTCGTTTGTTTAGGCATCGATAATACCCTCCTTTACAAAACGTTCTCCAATAAGGTCAAGGTCTGCCCTGACCTTACGACATAATTCCACTTTAGCCTGCCACCGGACCAGCTCCTGGGGCTGCGTTTCCCGGCATAGCCGATCCACCGCCACCTGCTCCGCCCATTTCAGGAGTGAGCGGCATACCTGGAACCGCTCCGGCTCCAGCGAGAGCTCCGCCAAAAGCTCCTGGGAACCCAGCCCCTCCGAAACCAGCTTCTTGAATACCTGTTCCTTGGTTACCATTCATTGCTCCTCGCATTGCCTGTGCTTGCGCTTCTCGGACTTTGTCGGACGCTCTCATCTGAACCTTGTACTGCTCGATAAAGGGAAGGAAATCCTTCGGGTCTCCGATGTCAAAGAACTCGAGCATCTTGTCGGTCAGTGTTGTAAGACCGACATAGGTGGACGTGAGAAGGTCCTGAATGTCCGCATTCCCTTGAACCTGGGGATTTGATTTCATCTGAACGATTCCCATTGCACTCTGAAAATACTGATTATATAGCTGCATCGCCATCATGTAGTTCTGCTTTCTAGACTCGTCCGTTCGGTTAATGTCCGTTGTCCTAACGGAGAAGCGGAACTTAGTTGGCAGGTCCTCAACATTCATGTCCAAGACAGACCTCACAAGTGTTTGGTCTTCCTCTGACAGCCAAGAGAGGTCTACTAAGTCCTTATTGGCAATTGCCTGATAGAGCACAATCATGTATACATTCGTCATGAACTGCTCGATATTCTCAAGAAGGCTGTTGAGAATTGAGTTTGCCTGACTTCCGAGGTACTGCATCCCTGAGCTTGTTGCATTCGAACCGACAATCTTATCGTTAAAGCCAGCCATGTAGTCATTTGCTCCTGAGACACGGTCAGCATCCTCCTTTGCCATCTGTTCACCTATGAGGCAGCCCTGACTGATGTCTGGAAACTCTATCGGCCTAAAGTCACTTGAGGGGTCGTCTACAAAGAGTATCTTAAACGGCTCTAGAGTCTCATCAGGACCAATCCCTGCACCTCGGCGGGCAAGGAACATCTTGAGCATATTAAGCTTCGTCCCGTCGAGTCGCATTCTCTGTAGCGCAGTAAGCGTCTCCTGTGGCCCTTCTACCATTCTGCAGATACCGATACCAAACAGCGAGTCAGGGTCATCAAGGTAGGTTCCTACCTCTATGTCCCTCACTGAGAGGGGGTTATACTCCGCTCTAAGGAGGGTACCCGTGTCTGGCTCAACCCAAAGGATAAGGTCCTCTGGTATACCGTCGTTATCTAGGTCCCAGAAGACATAGCACTCGTAAACTTCGAACTCCTGATTAGCAGTCTCCTTCCCAAGGGAGCTCGTATCGACTCCAGTCCGCTCAAGCTCAGCTTGGAGGTTATCATCATACTGCGTAAGTGCCTGTCCAAGTATTTTATCAACATCGGAGAAGAAGCCTTGCCCCTGCATCTGTTTGAGCTCGTGGTAGAAGTAGCGGTATCGAACACCACACCACGGAGCCCTCTGCACATCCTTCCAGTATGGACGAGTGAAGAAGTCCTCAAGCCGAATAGGAACTATCGTAGGCCCCTTCTGCCGAACATACTGTACCGTTTGTGTTGCGCCTCCAACGGTTCTCTTGAATGCCCAGCTCTCGTACTTAAAGGGAACCTTTACCACTTGAGTTCCCATGCTGACCACTTCATACGCAATCTGTTTGAACTTACGCCGAACATCCAGCCCGTACTTATCGTCAGCCATTCCCCTGTACCACCGTTCGAGAGCTTCTGCAGTATCCGTATCAGCAGGGTTAATGGGAATGACGGCAACTGGAGGCTTCTTTGTCGCAAATGCGGCAATAAGCTTTGCGAATACCGTCTGTACCTTCTGCATCGTGAGCGGGGGAACTACGTTAGACGACTTAATCCATGGTAAGTCCCTCGACTCCGAATCGGGAACTGCAAGCCTCTGCTTGCGCCACTTGTCCCACTTAAGGAGCAAGGTCTTTCTGTCAGCACCGTCTCTCACATCCCTTATTTCCGAACACAGATACTCCATTATCTCCTCTTCCTTATCCCCCAGCACGTTAGACGGCTGAAACGGAGTCGGAGGACCCCCGAGCGGCCCCCCACCCTCTGTAAGGGGAGCTGAAACAAGGGTTTCCTGGCTAAGGTTTTCGGTAAGGGGAGTCGTCATTGCAGCAGCGACATCGGAAAGCGTTTTCATAACTGGTCGTGCCATGTAAATACCTCCTTAATAGCCTGAGAGTGAGTTTGCCTTCTCCCAGCGGGAACGAGGGCGGGTGGGTCCATCGTCATCGTCCTCTTCCTCGTTGAAGGGAGTGTCGGGTCTATGACTCTTAAATATGGCGATTTTGAGAGCATCTAGCAAGTCCATACTCCGTGAGGGGAAAGTCCGTATCTCTTCCCGAACCATCTGTGCAATCTCCTCACGGGCATAGAGGCGTCCCTTCTCTAGAAGGGCTGAATAATGTTACGG